CTTGATAGTACCAGTGCTCGCTATGCGGATGCTACTGTCAAACTTATTCTAGGAGATATGGGTAAGGAATATATGAAATTTTGGGAGATTGAAGGCCCTGGTGCTATGTGTTACCAGCCAAACAACACAGAAAAATCAATGTTTTGGTTAACGTTAGAAGAATTACATTCTGCTCAAGAACAAGCTGAACGTGATAACGATGGCAGTTTAGTTGAAACGTTTCGACGTATTTTAGAATCTGTTCAGAATATTGATCCTACAGCTGGCGCTGGATACATCATAAATGACCATGAGGGTATGCGTTATTTTTATATTGATTACAATAAAGAATCTGAGTAATGGGTTTAAAAAGAGGTAACGTACGCTCAGAGGAATTTGAGTGGGTATCTAATCGTGATTTGGTTGATTCTGCCCACCTCCTTATGGGTCAAATTGATCTCGATCCAGCTAGCTCTGCATTTGCTAACGACTACGTCGGAGCAAAACATTATTACACCCCAAAGGAAGATGGTTTAAACGAAGAAAAATGGTTTGGCAATGTCTACCTTTTTCCTCCTAGCCAATCTTATTTTTGGCATAAGAAAAGTCATCGTTGGAAAACGACCAGGGGTTTGTCACCTACCTTGACAGCAGGGCATGCTTTATGGTGGAGAACTTTAAAACGTAAATGGCTGGAAGGTGAAATAGAACAAGGTATTTATTTTTCTAATTTTATTGATATGACAATGTATTGCCAAGATATATTTGATCACCCTGTTTGTATCATGAAGGTGCGTCCCACTTTAATACGTCATTATTATGCTGACGAAAAAGTAATGTCACGAAATACAGGGGCTAGCTTAATAGTTTATTTGCAACCTAGAGACAATGTTGAGAAAGCTACACAAGAATTTGTGGATATTTATTCTGAAAAAGGACGCATAATTGTGTAGGATATTTAAAGTGAAAACTTATTATGTCTGTCTTAAGCGATAAAGAAATTGCAAAATTTGCAGCGAAAGGAATGATTACTCCTTTCCAAACTCATTTAATCAGTAAAGAAAATGAAATTCCTATTCTCAGTTATGGACTTAGTTCCTATGGTTATGACATTCGTTTGTCACCTAATCAGTGTCTTTTATTCGGAGGTGTCCAGCATGGAATGTGTGATGCCAAAAACTTTGATCCTGAAATTTTAAAGGAGACCGAATTACATGAAGACGAGCGCGGAAGTTATTTCATTATCCCTCCTTTTGGCTATTGCCTTGGCGTTGCTGTTGAACATTTGGCTTTACCCAGGGACGTTACTGTTGTTGCCGTAGGCAAAAGTACTTATGCACGGGCTGGTATTATGGCTAATATCACTCCTGCCGAGGCTGGCTGGGAAGGACATTTAACTTTGGAGATTAGTAATTGCACTCCATTGTTTAATAAAATCTATGCAAATGAAGGTATTTGTCAACTCTTGTTTTACCAAGGGGAGCCTTGTGAGGTTGACTACCAAATGCGAAAGGGGAAATATCAAAAACAACCGTATGAAGTAGTCTTATCTAAGGTTTAAGCAAAACTTGTATATGGTGTATACAACCTGTTTGTAGAGGACTGCGGTTTATTAGCGTAGTTCGTGGCTCCAGCTTTACCAAAGGGATCTCCTTCAATAAAAGCAGGGGTTTGTCCTTGTCTATCTGTAAATGGTTGATCGTAATTCATCTTCTGCCGAAACTTTCCGGCTGATTTCTTTGCTCTCAAAAACTTTTCAACACGATTTTGCTGCTTCTCGTTGCGAATGTCCCCGGCATACGCAGTACGTCTCTCTTCATCATCTAGACGACGTATATCTACATCGTAAGCCCTCTCAGGATTCAGGTCTGTAACGTAACCACCTGAGGTGCCTGCCATTATTTTTACTCGCAATTATTATAGTTGAATTATAATTGAACTTAATTAATGAAAATAAACCAACATGGATTTCTTATCCTCTTTTATTAACGGTAGTGACGAGTTAAAAACTCGTTTAGCTACAGTTTCAGATTTTGGCCAAGAATTAGATAATGAAAATAATGACGTTCCAGTGTATGATCAATTTAATACTGGTATTGCGGTGACACAACAATCACGTCCTCGCACAAACCTTTCTATTGACCCAGGAGAGCTTGATCGATGCGGAGTAACGGGAACGATTCCGAGCGCGGAACAAGGTATTCAAATGGGAGCCATGCCACAACCACGGACGTTGATGGTGGACATGGGAGACTTCGCACCGGAGGAGATGGAAATGGACGAGGAGATGCAACGCAAACTGAGAGCTGGTTTGAACCGCTAAGTAAAGAAGAAGAAAAGATGTTGCAAGATTGCCCTGGTGGTGTGTGTCCAGTGCCTTGGGCTGTTGATACCAGTGGAGAAGACTCCTTATCTAAAACAGAACAGTCTTCTTCCTGGGACACTTATCTCACTAAACACGAAGAAGTACTTAAAGAAATAAACAAAGATAATGTTAACCATCCTGCTCACTACACTGATGGTGGTATTGAATGTATCGAAGCCATTGAAGCGCAGCTAACGCCAGAAGAATATAGAGGATACCTAAAAGGTAACGTCGCCAAATATGTTTGGAGAGAACAACATAAAGGGGGTATTGAGTCATTAAAAAAAGCTCAATGGTATTTAACACGACTTATTAATATAGAATAAAAAATGTTTTAAATATTATGACAGTAACAACAAACGAACACGGCCAGCAAAACGTTTTTGCAAAAGAACCCATCATGGAGATCATGGAAAACACTACCCCTCATAATGAAAAAGCTGAAAAACTAAATGGTCGCTTGGCTATGTTAGGTATCATTGCTGCTCTTGGTGCTTATGCAACAACAGGACAACTCATTCCTGGTTTGTGGTAATATTTAATCTCGTTGACGCCAATCGTCAGTTTTTTCTTGGCTAAACCACTCGACAATATCATCTGCACTTTTAAATTCAGTGCGATGATTTGTCGGGTCTGGATCACCTAGATCCAAGGCATTCATAAAACCATCTAGACTATTTGTTTTCATATCGGGATTATTAGCAACACGTCTTGCTTTACGCATTAATTCATTGGCTGAACGATTTGTTTTAGATAATTTTTCTGCCCATATCATATCAGCCAGCTTAACCTCTTCTTTTTGTATCATCTTGTTGCAAATAAATTCTAAACGAAGCCGATATTTTGTGGACAACATACAAGTTTTTTTTCTTTTTTAATTATAGACTTTAAATTAGCCAAAAAATGGCATGATTTCGTCATCGTCTTCGTCTTCTTGGCTAGACATTAAAGTCATTGCTAACTGAGCTAACTCAATATCACTGGGGATATCAAACTCTAATTGAATATTTTCTGCTTGCATTAAGTCTTTTACTGCTTGAATTTCTAAAAGACGTTGATGATATAGGTTTAATAACGCTATATACATTTGATCCCATGTCAATTCTTTTGCTTCAAGCTCTGCTTTACGCAAAGCAAGTTGCAAATGTAATGGCAATTCAAAGTCTGTAGTAGAGGTTGATTCGCCCATGCTTTTAGTCTTTGCTTTACTTATTCTAGTGTATACAGTTATTTTTGGAATTCAAAAATGGTACGTAAATCCTCTTCTGTTAATTCGAATTCTTTTTGATGTATAACATTGAATTTATTAGCAAACTCTGATAGTACATAAGGATTTATTTTTAATTCAAGTTCCCTAATGGCAGCCACTTCTGTTGCTGAAGCTGTATAATCCCTGAATGCTTTTAATAAAATTTCACCTGTAGAGAGTTGATGATTTAAAAATAAATCAGCTTCTTGTCTTCTTCTTTCTAGTAAACCTCCTATTACTTCGTTTTCTCCATTAAAAATCCATTTTCCAAATTCCTGTGCTGCTTGTAAATAGTCTTCGTTTTCACAGTGATCAATAATAGAACTGTACAAAAAAGAGTTCCAGCCTATCGAATGAATAAAAGAGATTAAACTTTCTTTCATATGGCCAACAAGACCTAAATTTAATTTGTCAAGTTCAGTTGCAATTACGTTAATTTCATGTAATAAATACTCCATTGCTTTTTCTTTTGTACAGCAATGTCCTTGTTTGACTTGCAAGCCATCAGGATAAAATTGTGTGCCGTAACCTAGCGTATACGGATCCTTTCCTGTTTCTAAATCAGGATAAGCTTTTTCATTAAAACCTTCAAAAGTTTTAATAATGAAAATTGCGTTCTGATAGCGATACATTAAAAGACCTCATATCTCTATNCTATATATTATTTTCCTTGTCCACGGGATTGTTTTCTTCCGTGATTAANTTTNGAGTGNTTNCCTTGTCCTTGTCGTGTTTTTTTNGGGCTGGCAACAACATAACCACCACCCTTTTTAATAGCCATTTTTAATTAGTTACTTCACTTATAGTATCATTTTATTCGGGTTCAAGGGATGCTTCACAAAGCATACTAAATAAAAATGTTTTCATTTGATGATACTCAACTTGTTGTTCTGCGGGCCTTGCTGGAGACCCAGGCCAATACTCAATTGCATCACAAGTAGCATCATAAAGAATGCGTAAACTTTTTATATTAAACTCTGCTTGAATTATCATTACGTTTGCATTAAAAAAGCTGTTCTATTAATTTGATCAGGCATTTGAGCATATAAATTATTCAACACATGTTTTGCTTCTGTTCTATTTTTAGTATTTGCATTTATGTTATTAAAAATGGGCGCATACCTGCCAGCTATATTCTGTACTTCAGTACTAAAAGCAAGTAACGGAACTGGTTGCTGTGGAACATGTTTTGCTAGTTTTGCTCCCAGTATTTTTCTTGATACATTATTTACCATTTGACTTTATGACTCCAATACCTTGCACTCATTTTACCAGGCTTGCTATCTTGTGCATTGTGTCTTGCATAGTATGACTTCTTACGTGCTTTGTCTTTGGCTGTCTGGGGATTTTTTCCGGCCCCTTTCACGCCCTGTTGACCAAAACGAACTATCTTTTCTTTCCCTTTTTCGCAAGCTTTTACAACGTGAGACTTAGTTTTATGTCCTGGTGTTTTCTTTGGCTTATTGCAAGCCATTTTGTCTTTGTTTAATTTCGCTGCTGTAGCTGCTTTTTTATGTTTTGCTGTCATTGTTATTTAAAGAATGCAGTATATTCACTAATATAATCCTTCCCAGCATCACTATAATAGTCTTCTTTTTCTTCTGGGAAAAGATTAAAGTAATCAGAACTTTCTTCTTGGTCTGTATCATTATCTGAACTTGTATTAAAAACGTCCTCTTGATCTCCAAACATGCTGCCTACTGTTGCAAGAGCTGCAAAAGGATCATCACTTATTGTTGATAATTCAAAATCATTACTCAAACCTTTTTCTAATAATTCAAGATCTCCTCTATCAGCATCTGGCATAAAATCTGTAAAGAACTCATCTTCTGTACCGCCATATCCTGAATTAGCAAACAAAGTAAATAAAGAACTTTGATTCTCTGGATCAATATTTTTTTGATCTTCATCCCTTGAGATGTAACTTACACCTAAACGATCTTGTGTTGGTTTTAATTTTTTTTCATTTAAATATTTAATTGATTCACGTATTTCTTTTGCTGCTCCTGTTCTAGTTATATCAATAATGTAATCTTTTAATTCATCTAAGGAAGCAGCTGCATCTAATCCAAATTGTTCTAAAATTTCTTTCCATTCAGGATTATTTTCAGTTGGATCAATCCCTTCTAATAATTCATCAGCAAATTCTTCAGGTGTCGTAAAAGCTGAAAAAACACCTGTTTCTAGTTTGGCTTCACTTACTTTAGGTATAACTGTATTTACAATATATCCTTTAATGTCACCGTAACTAGTAACATCTTTTGCTGGATCATAAGCTCTGCCTGAACCAATAGCATCATAATGTAAACGAGCAAATTGTTCTTTATTATTTAAATCAACTCCATACCTGTATGCATACTGTGCCCAACTAAGCCCATTCGGATAAGCATCGCTAACAGTACCTTCAATAGCACTATTTGGATCTGCAAGGGCTTCTTTGTATTCAGCAGCTAATGTTTCTTTTTGTTTTCTATAATCAGCATCTTTAGGGCCTTCATATTCAGAATCGATAGCTGTTGTTGGATCCATATAAAAATCAGCATCAAAATTACGATCATCAATTGCTTGAATTTGTCTTAATTTTGCTGATGAATAAGCACTTGCTACATTTTTTAATGCCGTCATTGCATCTTCTGTTTGAAAAATGTTTTGTTCATCTTCGTCTAAAGTATCTAAATATGAAATAAATTCGTCCATAGATTTTGATTGATCAAAACGTGGTTTTATAAAGTCTTCAATAAATTCATTTCTAAATTCATCTTCAATTGTATATATACGTTTTATTTCTTCATCACTATTAGAAAGTAATTCAATCGTTGCTTCTTTTGTTAACCCTGGATCCAGGTCATATTTTGCTAATAAATTATTCCAATTGTTAGGATCTTTTATTTCTAGGGCTCTTTCAAGACTTAGTCCAGTAGCTAAATTATTATCTTTTAATAACTTAGTCCATTCTTCTGGTTGTGTTTCTGGATCTAAAGATTCAATTGTTTCTTTAAAAGTATTCCACTTTTCAGTATCTAAGATAGGATCTAAATTTTCTATGTCAGCACTTAATTTACCTGTTACTTCTTCTAGTGTTTCATAACGTTCTAGTAAAGTTTCATCAAACCATTTTTGCCAATTGTAAACACTACTGTTATTAGAAATACCTGTAGCACCACTTAATTGATTCTCAAGCGATTCCGTCATTTGATCAACGTTATAACCACCCATTGACAAGTAGCCACCTATTCCACTATCTCCTATAAGTGAATTAGCAATACTGGAATTTGCACCATAAATTTCATCAAATCCTGGAAGCCCTCTATATATATCTAATTCACGTTCTCTTTTTCTTTGTTGATCTAATTCAGCAACAGAAGTTTTTAAGAGATCCAAGGCAATAGCTTGAAACTTATCTTGTTCTTCTAAATCTTTTTTACCAAAAACATTAAAAACACTTCCTTCTAAACTACTAATGCTGTTCGGATTAAGGATTGGTGTATTATTACCAAACTCATCTGTTTCATATTGAATGTTTCCTTCTTCATCAAGAAGAAAAGGATCTGACCAATCAACAGTTAAACCTCCACTAACTGTTCCTTTTGTAAGACCTAATAAATCATCACGGTAAATTGCTTTTTCTTCATCTGATAAAGAATCATAACTTTCAGCGTAGGCATCTGCTAAAGCAGTTGCTTCTGCTGCATTTCCTCTATTGTCTCTGTCTGAAATACCCTGGTTTTTAATGTCTGTATATTTTCCATGTAAATACAAATCATAGTTATCCCCATAAGCGCCTACTACATCTAAGTCGGGTAAATACCCTAAAACACTATTTTGTGCATTTTTCCAGGCTTCTCCTGCAGCTAAACCATATGTAGTTCCGGAATAATAATTAGAATTAAAAGCACCTGTAGGTGGTTGGGCATAATCACCGGCATCTTTCTTAGGTACTTTATTAGCTAAATAAAATCCACTAAATGTATTAAGATCACCGTTATTGTTATCACCATAAAAATCTTCTGCATAATAATCATATAAACCGTCTACAGCACCCTTCATTAAGCCTTTATAATTTCCACCCTCTGAACTATTAAAACTATCTACAATTGCATCGTAATTATCTTTTAATCCTTTACCAACATTAGTACTATCGTATGTTAATTTGCCATTTTTAATTGTAAATTTATTTCCTGGTAAGGCCCTAGCTTCCTCTTTACCGTTCTTTTCCCAATGATTGACGCCCCATCTTCTTTTTTGATTATCCCTTTCTCCATCAGTTTCGTATCCGTCTCCATCTACATTTAATCTTACAATTTGTTCTTTTCCATCAAAACCTGTAAATACAGAAAAAGTAGCAAGACCTCTATTTTTACCTGTTCCTTCTGTACCTAAACCAATAGCATTAGGATCAGCAAAATAACCTTCTCCATTATGCCAATCTTTGGCAAGCAAAGGCATTAGGTACCATTTTTTATTATCTGGATTGCCTCCATTTGGATTCCACCAATGTGTAGCATTATTGTAATAATCGTTAAGTACTTTTTTACCTTCTTTAGTCTTATTAATAAGATTATAAACTCCACTTAGATACTCTCCATGTCCTACTCCTGGCGTAGGATTTGCGTACCTATTCCAGCCTGCATTTTTGTGAGCATTATTGTTTATATTGCTATTTAATGCATCATTTAAATCCGGCTCACGATCAACATATTTAATATAAATATTAGCCATTATGCAATTGCGTTATTGATGTAAGTATCAATAAATTCTAGAGTATTTGATTCCATCCAATAAAGAATTGATTTAAGTTTTTCTTTAGAGAAAAAAGGTTGTTTTTCGAACCATGTTTCCATTTTTTCGCTTGCTTTATTTGAATTACATTTTGTACAAGCTGGTACTAAATTATGGCGGCTACTGCAACCTGAACGATATTTAGGAATGATGTGCTCTAAAGAAGAAGCATCATCTCCGCAATAAGCACATTTATAATCCCAATCTTTATATATTTCTTCTCGAAAACGTTTTTTGGCTAGTCGTGGTGTTAGTTCAACAAGGAGGGCGAGGGGTTCGTGCTCCGTTCTGAACATGTTTTATTAGCCGTTATCTTATTTTAAATCCACTAACCTTAACAAAAAAACACCCACCTTAAATTAAAATAAATTACCTTGACGTTTTATGTTGATAGATTAACTTGAATATGTAGCTTCTACTTTCCAATGTCACAAAAGACTTGGTTTCCTGTCAAACAAGCTTTAGAAGAGCTTGGTATTAACCGACAACAATTGTTTCAAATGAGGGATGATGGGACGTGTAAGCTTGGTACCCATTATGCTGCTTTTCCTGAAACACGGTCAAGAGATAACTACCGTTGGAATGTTCCAAAAGTTAAGAGTCTTTTAGCGAAGCAAGAAGCAGTTAAGCCAAACACAAAGAACGTGATTCTTTCTTTTGAGAAACGTTTAGTCGATGCTGCTTAGACGGAGTGTAATAAACTTTACGGACCTTATGGGCCAGGAGAACATCATCTAAAGGGGATACAAGACCTGTGTCTTGTATGTGTGTTAATTTTTTTATCGCGGACTCCCAGCAGCTCTTTGTCTTAAAGGGCTGTTTTTCTTTTAATTGAAATAGGAAAACCCACTGGGGATGGAGTGGGCGAACTGGTCTTTTTTTACATTTAAGATTAATCGTAAAATCTTCGTTCCAAGTAAAACTCTTTAAGTCTTCTGGGGTCTTTCCATACACAGCAACCATTCCAAATAACCAGGCTACTTTTTCAAATCCTGGTTTTGATGTTAATGAAAAGAACTGATCTAAAATAGCTTGATCCCTAGGTACATTCCGGAGAGTCATAACTGACGGGGATAGTGTGTGTACTATACCGATTCAAGGAACTGGTAAGCAGGTAAAAAACGTTATTTCAAGAAACCTTTGGGAAACTTGATATAAGTAGTCTATATTATTAAGATTTACTTATGATTGACCATCTGCGTTTGGTTTTTGTCCAGAGGCTGGAATGTATGCCACACCGTTTTTATCGCGCATAATAAACTGCTGTAGCTCAATAAACTCTGAAGGAAAATTAAAAAGCTTTTGTAGCATCGGTATCATGGTTGGTGATTGACAATTAAAAGGAGGAATATCCATATGACTAACACCGTAGTTGACAAATTCTGATAATGATTTTGTTTGTTCTGAAATTGTTTGGTCAATTAACATATTTTCCCATTCGGACATTAAACCTGCATCAATAGGAAAATCTGAAGGCTCAATTGGAAATTCACCTGCAATATATTTCATTGCATAAATATGTTTGCAGTAACGATACTGATCCAATACATATGTCCAGTCATCAGATATTTCTGTAATATCTAGACCACTTTGTTTGTAGTCACCATACTTTGGCATACCTTCTGCCACCTGAGTTGGTGACGGGTTATCTCCAAATCCACGGCGATACACTTTGCCAAAATCATTATATTGTCCAGGGGAATCCCGATACAATGTTTTTGGATCACGCACATCTTTTACAATTCCACTTGCTCCTACACCTGCCAATTGATATCCACTAGGTGCAACAATTGTCAATGTTCTGTTTTGAACTACTTTGTCATTAACTTCTGTCATCATTGCATTAGACAGTTGTCCCAGCTCAAAAACTTCTTCTATTCGGCCTGGTTTAATACTGGCAACGTTAGCTCTTGGGAATAAAGGTTTTTTTCTAACGCCTAAACTAGATAAGTAAGCATAATCACGTCGCGTAAAATCCTGACAAGAACAACAATATCTTGGTCCTGTCTGAAAAAATCTACCTGAATGGGGTGGTATTCTTGCTGGCGTTGCTAAAATCCCATCAATTGTACCTTGTACAGAACCTAATTTTTCTAATTTTAAAATGCCTTGGTACTGGTCAACGCCCACTAGTACAGCTTGAACAAACCCAAAACGACGATTTGTTGTTGGATCTCTACTATCAATATTAATAGCTTGTCCTGAAACAGTTAAAATCTTGTCTTCAATAATGTCCCCGACAATTGGTTTAAGCGTTTGATTTGTACCAGAAAAAGTAACAAATAAAGGTGGTGGAACAGGGTTAACAGTATTAAACGTACCGCTTAATTGTATGTACCAATAGTTTTGGTTCTCTTGTGGTACACCTAAATACAATCTATTTTTATCTATTTCTCCTGAAATAGATAACAAAGTTCCTGCACTGTCTTGTAAACGATCAAACCGTAAATTTCCAGGTTCAATTTTACCTGCCCAATGAATACCTAGTTCTTTATTCTTGGTAGGGAAACCTCTAAACACTCCTGACATTAAAGGTTCTCTTGCTCCTATCTGGTCAATAGCACCTGTAGTTGTAGGAATAATATATTCAAACGGATATTCATAAGCAGTGTTAGTTAGATTTGCTGCACCTAATTCATAGCCTCTTCTCCAGCGAGACCATGTAGATTCTCGGTCCACAGTATATAAAGAGTTTGGTATTGATCCGCCAAAAGCGCCTTCTATTGGTTGTACTTTATATGTCTCTACCTTAGGTGTGCTTCCATTAAAAACAGAGCCTTTAAATTTACCAAAAGAAGTGCCTGCTCCAAAGGAGTTATTCTTCTTTTTTTTCATTACTTAATAAAAGCCGCCTTGCGCTACGATGTGAGCCCCTGGAATATATCCTGAAGCTGTATTGTATACACCTCGTTGTAATACACCAACATATAAACGATCTCCACGTTGTAGATAAATACCTCGATTCTTTAATGGTGTTTTTGGTCCAAGACCTGTTGTGTTTCCTTGCTGTGGAACAGGGGTTGCTAACTCAGGCATGACATCTGAGCAATCAACAAAACCTGAATTGGTTGGAACTGTTTTACTAAATACAGGAATATAATCGCCATCACCAGGAATCGGAACTGTTGTGCCCCGTGTGTGGTACACAACAAAAGTAACTGCAGGAAGAGTTGTTGAACTCAACGAATTAAATGTAAAGCCAGAAGCTGTTGGACTAGCTACACCAGAAAAATGAATTGCTGTATTAACAACATTTAATTCTGTTGTACCTGTGTACGTGTAATAACCTTGCCCGCTTTCAGATGGTGTTGTTAAAACACTATTTGATTCTACATAAATTACTTGGCCTTTTTTAACACCAATAAAAGTACCTGAAGTATCTGCATTAATTGTGTAGTCTGCATGCACAGCATCAGACGTATCATCACGAAGAATAGTAATTGAATCAACAACACCACCACTGTTGTTGTCTGAACTTAAGGTGGCATCCATATCAACTAACAAACCGGGGCTTTGTCCCCCTTGCACATTGAGGTCAGTATTATTTCCAACAACTTGATTTGTCAATCGTGTCCGAGATAGTAAAGGACGATCGACAAAGACAGGTTGCTTATTTGTATTGGTAGCTGTCATTTACTTTAAAATCTTATCTATCTATTTTATCCTACTATTAATAAAACCCACCATAACCTTGATAGCTTTGAATCAATTTTGATGCATCTTCTTCTGTAATTTTTTTAAGCATACCTTGGAAAGGACTAGCAGTAGCATTAGGATTAGTATCAAGACCTCGAAACAATTGCCCTAGTAACATTTGTTCAAATGGATCTGTTTTCTTTTTAGGTTCTTTTTTGGTTGGTTCTTTTACTGCGTAATAATTATTAATTTGAAAATTAGGATCTTGAATACCTGCCTGATAAGTAGCAATAGCATTTGGGTCACCTCCTAATAAAGAAATGCCTTTAGATTGAACTTCTTGTGAAACAGGATCAAAATAAAAATTTCCCCTGTCCTCAAACATAATGTCTTCTGGACGTTTATTGTTTAAAAGAGACTGTCCTCTAAACGAGGTTGCTCCTCCTGTTTTTTGAAAAGCT